TTCTCAAGTGTGGCAGGGAACGCCTCATTGAGTGTGCGTGGGAAAGTGCGGGTGGTGTCATTGATTTCCATAATTACTCCTTAAAAGACCTTCGGCGAAGGCATGACTAGATATTACTTGATTCCAGCTTATATGTGACCATAAAGCCAAAAATAAATCCGATTGCTGTTGTCAAAATGCGACATTCCATTGTCCACTCAGCAGGGTTAAAACTAACCGAGATGAATGAACCGATGAGATAGAAGAACGCAAGAGTCACAACGAACGGGAGCAGGGTTAGGGCGATTGTCTTTATCACGGCGTTTTCTCCAACCTTTAGCGATAAACATTATCAAGAGCCTTCAAATTGAGAGTGTCGATTGCATAATCAATCTCTCGCTGAATTGCATCGTCTTTCTGATACTTTGCATATTGGCGCTCAAAGTCCTCGATGACGCTTTCAGAGAGAAGGTTGTAAATGCAATCTTCAGAATTGATGTAGACATTCCACAAGCTGCCTGTGTACTGTTCAAAGTGACACACGAACTTAGCGCTGGAATCTTCGTGGGTGAGGGTAAGAATATCAAACATGGTTTCTCCTTAAAAGACCCTCACAGCGAGGGCATGAATAAATCATAAGACAAAAACAACGCCTTGCAAAAATATTTTTAATGTGTTGTAAAAACCAAACAGTTTTGTCTCATTTTTGATACACAATAAATTATGTACTTCCCAAAATGCTTTCCTGACCACAAAACTTATAGAGAATGGGTTGGTTACGCCAAACAAGCGAGAGAGAATGTTTCTCCCTGCGAGGATTGTCTTGTTGCCTACGAACTCAAGATGAAATCACAGGGTAGATGCGAGAGGAATTGGTTAACAAAAAACTTAGTCATTGGCAGAAAATCACTATCCCAAGGAATGTTTGAATGAAACTTAGAAACGCTCACAAAGACCTATTAAAACGCCTGACCTATGGCCCGAAATCCACAAAGTCTTTCACTCACGGAGACTCAGGAAACAGCCAGCTTGGGCTTCACTTTCAGAGATATTTAGACGAAATGGCGCAACAGGGTCTCGTTGTTGTAATTTCGCAACACGGCGAAGATATGTGGCATATCACAGAGCATGGCAGAAAGAATCTTGATGCTCCGAAGGTGGCGACAACGAGAAAAATCGTAGCTGGCACAACTGTCGGCTCGTACGATGGTAGAGAATTGACTAGAACCTGTCAGCGGCCTGGGGCTTATGACTTTCTAGCCTATCCCTCGCTCATGGGTGATGAGCGTATTTACAGAGGTGTTTTATGAAAACTTTGATTGCAATCTCACTAGCCTTGGCTTCTTTTGTTGCACAGGCTCAAATCTCAACTCATACCTACATGGTCGGCAACAAGATGATGACTTGCACGACCACTTGTACTGGCCCTAGTATGTGTACTACGAGCTGTTTCTGATGTACGATTTTTGGATGAATCTATGTCAAGAGGGTGATATATCTAACTTGAAAAAACTCAACAAAGAGTTAATTCAAAAGATTGAACATCTTGAAAAAAGAATTGCTCATTTAGAAAAATACTCACATCAACATCACGAGAAAAAAGAAACAAATGAGCTACGCTGACATTGAAATTAAGGTTGTGCAATGGGGAGAGAAGCGAGGAATCGTGCAAAACTCTACCCCAGAGGCACAAGCCACAAAGACCAAAGAAGAACTCAACGAGCTTATCGAGGCCATTAAATCTGGCGATAGGGCGGCTATGGCTGATGCCTACGGAGACATTCTGGTGACTTTAGTCATGGGCTGCGCCTGTGCTGATTTAGACCTTGTGGAGTGCTTTAAAGGCGCTTATGAGGAAATCAAAGACCGCAAGGGTTATCTTGGGGCTGATGGAATCTTTGTGAAAGAGGTATAATTTTTTGAAACATGGCTAAGTTGGACTAATTACCCAACTGAAAAGCGAACCACCCCGCCTGCCATCGTTTCTTTTTCAGGGTGTGTTTTTTAAGGGTGCGACATGAAGATCAGAAATTGGTCAAAGTTTCAACATTTCAAAGACCGCAAACCGCCGTGGGTAAAGCTGTATCGTGATGTGCTTGACGATATGGAATGGTACGAATTAGACCCTCTTGCTAGCAAAGTGCTAGTTATGTGCTGGCTTATCGCTAGTGAAGATGAAGGTCGCTTACCAAACACAAAAACTCTTGCATTTCGCCTAAGAATGACAGAAAAGCAAACTTTAGATTGCTTAAACAAGCTGTCTCATTGGCTGGAACAAGATGATATCGACTTGATATCAGATCAATATCAAACTGATAGTCTAGAGACAGAGAGAGAGACAGAGACAAAGAAAGAGACAAAGAGCGATACAGCTATTGTTTTGCCAGATTGGATGCCTTTGGAAACTTGGCAAGCGTTTTTGGTTATGCGGAAGAAAATCAAGCGAGTACCAACTGACCACGCTGTTCATCTATTGATTAAAAAACTTGATCGTTTTCGTGCAAATGGGCAGGACATTCAGGCTGTGCTTGAAAAGTCAATTACAAGCAATTGGCAGGATGTTTTTGAAATCCATGAAAAACAAGCCTTTGTTAACAAATACGATGTGGCTCATGTCACAACGCCAACCCCTGCCAACCATGACGCTGCCCTACGCAAGATTGAGGAAGATGCAAAGAAGGCTGTTAAACCAAACGCAGAAGTCCAAGCAAGGATTGCTGAATTACTGAAAGGCAAGGTATGAAGGTTTTAGTCGCTTGCGAATACTCTGGTCGTGTCAGGGATGCGTTTATCGCAAAAGGGCATGATGCGTGGTCGTGTGACTTGTTGCCTACTGATGTGCCTGGTCCTCACTTTCAATGCGATGTTGCCGACATTTTGGGAAACGATTGGGATTTGATGATTGCCCACCCACCTTGCACTCATTTGGCTGTTTCTGGCGCTCGTCACTTTGCAGCCAAAAAAGCTAGTGGCGTTCAGGATGAAGCCTTAGATTTTGTGCGTATGTTGCTAAATTCAAAAATTCCTAAGATTGCTTTGGAAAACCCAATTAGCATAATTTCCAGCCGAATTCGCAAGCCTGACCAAATCATTCAGCCTTGGCAGTTTGGACATGGAGAAACTAAATCCACTTGTCTTTGGCTAAAAAACTTACCCAAACTTATACCGACAAACATTGTTTCTGGGCGTTCTGACAGAATCCACAAAATGCCACCAAGCCCTGACCGCTGGAAGCTGAGAAGCATAACTTACCAGGGAATTGCTGACGCAATGGCTGAACAATGGGGGTCAAATGATTTATAAAAATGGACTTAGAACACCTGAAAAACTGCGAAGCAAAAGAATGGCTGAACCGCTACGCACAGAAGAAATCGACTCTAGGCTCAAGAAAAGCGCTTGCATGGTGGATGGGCGTATTAGAGGACTTGCGGAGAATCAGAGGCGAGTCCGCTACTTTGGATTTGAGGCAGCGCATGAACAAGTTAAAAAAAGAACTTGTGACGAACTCGGAGTCTGCCAAAAAATAAACTGTGAGGTTTGTTTATGAAAGTTCAAATCGGTGACGCAACCCTTTACTTGGGTGATTGCATGGACATTCTGCCGACCTTAGACAAGGTTGATGCGGTGATTACTGACCCGCCTTATGGTGAAGTAAATAGAAAAAACTCAGGTTTAAGAAATCTTGACCGAGGTGTTGCTGACATTGCAGATTTTGACCTTGTTGAACTTGCTGAATTGCTTGCAAAGCATGGTTCTAGTGTTTATGTTTGGTGTGGGATAGAACAAGTATCACAATTAAAAGCATCAATGGCTGAAATCGGAATGTCAACAAGGCTTTGCATTTGGGAAAAAACCAATCCAAGCCCAATGAACGGACAACATTTATGGCTTTCTAGCATTGAAACTTGTGTTTTTGGTAAAGAGGCTGGCGCAACATTTAACGAGCATTGCGCTTCACCAGTTTTTAGATTGCCAACTGAACCTAAAGAATATCACCCAACAGCAAAGCCAATTCCGTTAATGGAGCGCCTTATAAGGGCAAGCACTAATGAAGGAATGATTGTGATTGACCCATTTATGGGAAGCGGCACAACAGGCGTGGCGGCTATCCAAATGGGTAGAAAATTCATAGGCATAGAACGAGAGCCAAAATACTTTGACATTGCCTGTAAACGCATAGAACAAGCCTCAAAACAAGTGGATATGTTTATTGAACCACCAAAACAAGAACAGGTGAGTTTTCTATGAGATACGCCGCTAGGGTAGACGCAAACCAAGAGCAGATTGTTTCTGCTTTGAGGTCGGCTGGCGCTTATGTGTGGATTATCGGATTGCCTGTGGATTTGTTGGTTGGATACAACAACAAGACTTTTTTAGTTGAGGTTAAGACAGATTCAAAGAAAAAACTGACAAAATTACAGACAGAGTTTTTTGAGAAGTGGTGCGGTGGAACTCTTTGCCGCATTGATGGCCCTGAAGCAGCTTTACGAATGATTGGAGTGGTCAAGTGAGATACGAATTAAGAACACCAGAACAAGCAACATCTCTGATGCAGTCTCTTTGGCCTAAAGTCAAAGAAGCAATCAAAGGCGGTAAACAGCTATCGCTAGAGATTAAAGAGATAAGCAAAACAAGAGAGCAAGAGCGCCTCTACCATGCAATGATTGGTGAAATAGCCAAGCAAGCACAACACATGGGTGCTAAGTGGGATACAGAATCTTGGAAGCGTTTTCTGCTTTGGCAATTTGCAAAAGAATCAGGAACTAGCCAAGGTCAAATTGTGCCAAGCCTAGACGGAACTGGAATCGTTCAGCTTGGTTTGCAATCAAGACACTTCACAAAAGAACAAGCAAGCGAGTTTGTTGAATGGCTACATTCTTGGGGTGCAAATAACGGAATTACTTTTGAGGAAAAATTATGACGGATAAAGAACTTTTAGAACTGGCTGCTAAAGCGGCTGGAATTATTGGTGAATGGGTGCAAGATAAAAACTTCATACAAGAACGCTGGTATTTCAATGTTCCGTATGACCACCACAATATGCTGACAGGTTTTGAATGGAACCCACTAACAGACGATGGTGATGCGCTGCGTTTGGCTGTGAAGTTGCAGCTTTGCGTGGACATTGGATATGCCATTGAATTTGTTGGCGTTCTAATCAATGGTGAATACGTTGTTGATGTGAAACAAGGTGATGACCCATACGCAGCAACCCGCAGAGCAATCGTTAAAGCTGCGGCAGAAATTGGAAAGGGAATGAAATGAGCGATATTCAATATTTTGTTTTTGGTGCTTTGTTTGCCTTGTTTCTGAAAATAATCATTGCTTGTTGCGATGCTGTGATTGTTTACATTGAAAGTAAGAAGTGAAGTTTGTAACGAAAGTAAATCGCAATACTGGCATGAATCCGATTGCCAGAGCGATTGCCAAGCAGAAACTCAAAGAATCAATCACAAGCCACAGAATCTCAATATTCCTTTTAGACGATGGTGAAGATGCCTCAAGCGAGATGGTCGCTACTTCCCTTCCCGTCTATGCAATGATGACTTGTTTAGAAGAACTCAAGCAGACAGACTCAGTTGAATATAGAAAGCTAAAAAGTGCAGGACACATTCTTTTACGATGCTCAGAATCAGGATTCAAGTGGAAACGAGAGTACACAATCACAATCGACAACGCTCTCGAAATCTGCCAAGAACAATGGACAAGAATCCCACCCCAAACCCTCAACAGGGCGATCAATGCCCTCACTTCAGCGCCTGTTAAGCAGAACTGAGGAAGATGGAGACTGTTTGATTTGGAAAGCTACCCTGAACCACAACGGCTATCCGACTATTCGGTTTTCGCAAAAGACTTGGAATGTCAGAACAGTTATCGGGCTTCACTACGGAAAGTCAAAGCGCAAAGGGGATGTTTACACAACAATCTGCAAAAATAAACTCTGCTTGGCTGAAGGACACATGAGGGCGGTAAGCAGAAAGGTCTTAGCCGAGAAAATGGACAAGTCTTATGCCTCAAATCCTGTGAGGGCGGCAAAGATTTCAGAAAGCAGCCGTAAACGGGGTAAATTGAGCGTAGAGAAGGCTAATTTAATTCGGTTAAGCCCTGACACCCAGAAAGCACTTGCAGAGCGCTATGGGGTCTCTAAACGGGTCGTATGGGAGATAAAGCGTGGAATTAGGTGGAAAGACTACAAATCTAACTTTTGGGGTGGTTTATGACGCAAGACGAAATTATTGATATGGCTAGGCAGGCTGGTATGTATCAAGATTTAAATGTGAGCTGGAATCAATCAATTCAAAACTTTGCCAAACTGGTAGAGGACAAGGTTCGCCAAGAAATCGCTGAGAAAAATGCGCCAGTAATCAAAAAAGTAAACGAGCACATCAAAGAACTTCAGGATGCTGTCAAAGCAGAGCGTGAGGCGTGTGCAAGGTTAAGCATAACAATACCTAATCCATACAAGGATTGTCAGATTAGCGCACACGGCTACGACATTGGTATTTTGGAATACAGCCGAGCAATCCGAGCAAGGGGGAATGCATGACACAAGAAAGAGACTGTATCAAGTCGCTTGGGCTTTCATTGAATCACATGGCTTGCTTTCTAAGGCGTGTTGAGCATTGGCAAAACGGTCAAATGGATGTTGATTTGGTATATGCAACTTTCCATCATTTGCTGGCGCTTTCCTATGAGCAAGAGGCGATTGAGTTGGGTTTAGAGTCAAAAGAGATGCACAAGTTCATGTGTGATTTTTACGGGAAGAGCCTAATATGACACAAGATGAAATCATTGAGATGGCTAGACAGGCTGGCGCAACAGTCACAGACTTTATAGATCATTGTTTTGCTGAAGACGTTGTGTTGTTTACTTCTGAAGAGCTTGAAGCCTTTGCCAAACTGGTGGCAGAAAAGGAAAGAGAGCGCATTTCTCAGAAAATCGCACAACTCCCTTTCGGTGATACGGCTCAATCTTTTTCTATTTGGGTAAAAAATGATACCTAAGTTCAAATATTTCCGTTCAAAGAAGCATTTGAAAAATGTTGCGTCTTTGGCTTGTCAGCATTGCGGACTAGAAGGCTCAACCCAAGCGGCTCACTCTAATCGTCTGATACATGGTAAGGGCCGAGGCGTGAAGGCAAGCGATGAGTACACAGCGGCTTTGTGTATCCGATGCCACTTTATCCTTGACCAAGGTTCAAAACTCACAAAAGAGGAACGGATAGATATGTGGGAAAAAGCCCACAGAAAGACGATTGAGAGATTGATAGAGCTTGATTTGTGGCCTGATGAGGTTAAAATTTAACCACCAAGACGCATGGGGATTTATCTGGTGCTACGGATTGAAGGGTCGCTAAGAGCAACGGGCGGCACTTTCAAAGTCCTCAGCCGTGTTGGGAATATGAGCAGTTGCCAACTTTGGCGGTTTACGGACTGCCTCTTTTTTTGTAGAATGGGATAAAACCCTGAAAGGCTTATATGGCTGGACTCTTGGCCCCTGCTGCCGAAATTAAAATCGAGATTGAAGAAATCGAGGCAGAAAAGCCCGTTATCGAAGGTCTGACTACCGAATCAAACAAGAAAACCCGTGACACATTGGTCGAGACTCAAATGCTCGGCCCTGTCAAGGTTGACGCTCCAAACTCAGAATTCTGGCGTGGTTTGGCGAATGTATGGCGCATTTCACCTGACCAAGCAAAGCGCCGCCTGTGCGCTAACTGCGAATATTTTGATGACCAACCCGACACTCTAGAAGCGATGGAAGTAGTGCCTCAAGACGAGTTTGACGCTGATGGTGGTGGTCGTGGTTACTGCCATAAATTTGAGTTCATTTGCCATAATCTGCGAGTCTGCAAAGCCTGGGAGAAGGCTCCTGTTATGAAAGAGGCTGAATATGAAGATGACTAAAGCTGGCGAAAAGAAAATGGGCAAAATCATGACAGAGTATGGCAAAGGCAAGCTGCACTCTGGAAAAGGTGGCCCTGTCGTTAAGAGCCAAAAGCAGGCCGTGGCTATTGGTTTAAGTTCTGCCAAAAAAGCGATGAAAAAGAAATGAAGCAAGGTCTTTACAGTAACATTCATCAAAAGCGTGAGCGTATTGAGAAGCAAAAGGCCGCAGGCAAGACACTTGAACGGATGAGAAAGCCTGGCACAAAGGGCGCTCCCACGGCTAAAGCCTTCAAAGAAGCTGCAAAAACCGCTAAAAAGTGATTTCTAAAAAACTTCACTTTGTCTGGATTGGTGACGAAACCAAGCGCCCAGACCATTGCATAAACACTTGGAAAACCCTCAATCCTGACTACGAGGTCAAGATTTGGGGGAACGATGCCCTCAGAGGGAATAAGTGGTTCAATGCCAAACACATTCAGGAAAGCCGAGAACTCTGCGGGGTGGCTGACTTGATGCGGTATGAAATCCTATACAACGAAGGTGGAATCACGCTAGACGCTGATTCTGTCTGCCTTTCTCCTTTAGAAGATTGGTTACTAAAGCCTGATGCTTTTGCCCATTGGGAGCAGGAAACCCGTAGACCTGGCTTAATAAATGTCAGCGTAATGGGGTCTGTTCCTGAAAATCCGTTCTTTGGTGAGTGCATTGAGCGCCTCAGAAAGAAAGAAACCCTAAAAGATAGGGCATGGATTGAGACAGGGCCGATGCACATAACTGAGGTCTATCACGAGACCGAATATCCCCTGACAATCTACCCTTCCCACTATTTCACCAGAGACCATTTTTCTGGTTACAGATATGAGGGAAATGGGCATTGTTTCGCTACCCAGTTTTGGGGTTCTACAAAAGGTTATGAAAGGCAAGAGGAATGGAAGATTTAATCGAAAATCGTGATGGTTGGTGGTGGCCCAAGTCTGATGTTGAGGCTTGGAAGTGGATTCCTGTTGAGATGCAAGCTATCCCTGATTTGGTTAAATGGGTTCCGCACCGAGGTCTGGTGATTCATGCAGGTGGAAACTGTGGGGTTTGGTCAAAGATTTACGCCGAACTTTTTTCCAAAGTGGTGACTTTTGAGCCTGACGATGTTAACTTTGAGTGCTTTAAGCGAAATGTCAACAACGAGAATGTAGAGATTTACAAAGCTGGACTCTCGGATAAAGAGGGTTTTTGTAAGATGGTTGAGGGAGATGGCGAGGCTAACGCTGGTGCGCTCCAGATTGAGGAAACCCAAGAGGGTATCCCGATGATGACCATTGACAGCCTGAATCTCAGCCCTGACCTTATTCAGTTGGATGTGGAAGGTTTCGAGGAAAACGCACTCCGAGGGGCAAGAAATACGATTATGCGTAGCCGCCCGATTATCATTATTGAGCAGAAGAAACTAGCCAAAAATGGCATGAATGACGCTGAAATCGCTATAATGATTCAACGAATGGGCTACTTTTTCGCTGAGAGAGTGTGGTCTGATAATGTCTTTAT